CGCAGCCAACGCTCAACAACTCACAGCCCACGGGCTGATAGCGCTCCTCGGCATCGCAATCATAGCGATGGTCTGGGCCTACAGCGAGAGCCACAAATGAGCGCAGCCGCCGTACAATCGCTGCTCGACGCGCTGCTTGAGGTAACCGGTGGCCTGGTTGTGAGCGTCTGGCCACGGCAAAACGGCAGGTAGCGTAGCATCACCGAGCCGCCGGCGAACGCGCTACGGGCACGTTACAGTAGTTCTAAAGTACCGAAACGGCTTGAAATCAACGAGTTACGATGGAAAAGAAGAAAACAGGGACGAAGCGAGCGGACGCGGGAAAGCGGCCCGCTGTTGCTGTTTCCGGGGGTGAGGAGAAGCGGAAGCGCGGTCACCAGTCGAAATACACGGCCGAGATTGCGGAAGATGTCTGCGTAAAGCTCGCACGCGGAGAATCGCTGAATGAAATCTGCGCGGCTGACGGATTTCCGGTCGCTGAATCAAGCGTAAGGGAATGGGCGCTCAACGACGTTGATGGTTTTGCCGCGAAATACGCGCGGGCTAGAGAACTGCAAGCCGATCATTACTTTGATCTTATCCGCACTCGGTCGCGAGATTACAGGATTGGGATCAAGACCGAGGAATCGGTTGATGACGAGGGCCGAACGACGACCAAAACGGTCCAAGCCGACATGATCGAGCGAAGCCGCCTCGAAATCGACGCGCTGAAGTGGATCACGGCGCGGATTGCACCAAAGCGTTACGGCGACCGTCTTGCGCTCACCGATGGCGAAGGTAAGCCGCTGCAAACCTCCACCACAGTCATCGCCCTGGCCGAGATCATGAGTCCGGAGCAACTCCAGGCGGCGGCCGACCAGCTCCAGATCGCCGCACCGAAGCCGGAATGACGCAACCGCTCACAGCCACGCTCGCCGACATCCAGGCTGCCATCCTGTATCAGCAGCGGCATAAGATCCGGCAGTATTACCCCGAGCGCGGCCCACTGTGCCGGCAGGCGTACCCGAAGCATCAGGAGTTCTTCACGGCTGGAGCTAAGTATAAGGAGCGGCTGTTCATGGCCGCAAACCGCGTCGGCAAGACCACTTGCGGAGCCTATGAGGCCACCTGCCACGCGACCGGGATCTATCCTCCCTGGTGGACCGGCAGGCGCTTCCCGACGGCCAACGAAGGCTGGGCGGTAGGCACCACGTCTGAGACCACGCGCGACATCGTGCAGCGTGAGCTTCTGGGTGCCCCGGGCTCCATTGGTACGGGGATGATCCCGGCCGAGCTGATTGTCGCCACCACGGCCCGCCGCGGCATCGCAGACAGTATCGAGACGATCTACGTCAAGCACGTCTCGGGGAAAAACAGCACCATCGCGCTGAAAACGTACGAACAGGGGCGCAAGTCGTTTGAGGGCACCGCGAAGCATTGGATCTGGGATGACGAGGAGCCGCCACTAGACGTTTACACCGAGCAGCTTTACCGCACGGCCACCACCAACGGCATCACCTGGATTACCTTCACGCCGCTGCAAGGCATGTCCGATGTCGTCAAGAGCTTCATCGAGCCGGAAAACGCAGTCAGCCGCGAGTACAAGTGGCACATTCAGGCCGGCTGGAAGGATGCTCCGCATCTTGGCGAGTCCGAAAAGCGGGCGCTGATCGCCACTACGCCGCCGTATCAGGTTCAGGCGCGCACCGAGGGCGAGCCATCGTTGGGTGTGGGCGCAATCTACCCGATTGCCGAGTCCGATGTCACTTGCGACCTGTTCCCGATTCCCGACACCTGGCGCCGCGCGTACGGTATGGATGTCGGGTGGAATCGCACAGCGGTCGTCTGGGGCGCGCAAGATCCCGGCTCGGGCGTGATCTACCTGTACGATGAACACTATCAGGGTGAGGGCGCAGCGCCGGTTCACGCGCACGGCATTCGATCCCGTGGCGAGTGGATACCGGGAGCGATTGATCCCGCCTCGCGCGGGCGGTCGCAGGCCGATGGGCAACAGCTACTCCAGAACTACCGCGACCTGGGATTGATCCTGACGCCGGCGGACAATGCAGTCGAGTCGGGGATCAGCACTGTTTGGACGCTGATGGTTTCCGGCCGGCTGAAGATCATGGCCGCAAAATGCCAGCACCTGATGCTGGAGTTTCGGAAGTATCATCGGGACGATAAGGGCCGCGTGGCGAAGACCGACGATCACCTGATGGACGCCATGAAGTACTTGATCGCCACCGGACGCGACATCATGCGGGCCAAGCCAATACCGCAGGCGCAGCGCTCGCACGGCCATGTGACGGCCGGAACGTGGATGGGGAGGTAAGGATGCCGCTAAAGCGAGGGTCGAGCAATAAGACCGTTTCGGCCAACATTCGCACAGAGATGGCCGCAGGCAAGCCGCAACGCCAAGCTGTTGCTATTTCGTTGAGCAAGGCAGGCAAGTCGAAGAAAGGAAAGAGGTAATGCCCAAACTCAAATCCGCCGCGCGCAACAAGCTCCCGGCGGCAGCATTCGGCGAGCCCGGCGCACGCAAGTACCCCATGCCCGATGCTTCTCACGCAGCCAACGCCAAGGCCCGAGCCTCACAGCAGGCCGCCAAAGGCAATCTCTCGCCGGCGCAGGAAGCCGCTATCGATCGTAAGGCTGATCGAATCCTGGGAAAGAAGAAGCGCTAATGGCCAGAAACATGCTCACATCGCAGCCAACTATGCCCGCCGAAGACGGCCCAGTGGGTCCAGTGGACTCTTCCACAATCGAGCCGGTCGGCAACGGCCACATGGTCACGACGCGATTTCACCCGCATCCCAAGCACCCCGAGAGCTATCCCGCGCCGAAAGTGGCAGTGTTCGAGGGCGGCAAGAGCAATGATCACCTGACGCGAGCGATGAATCACCTGTACAAGATGCACGGCGGCAAGGGCACGCTGGCGGTGGACACGGACAAGGACGGCCACTAGTATGAGTTTGTACCCCTACGATAAGACGGCCTCACTCGAAACGTGGAGGCGGTCGATTGAATCGGCTCCCCTCGCGTGCCCGAACTGCGAGGCTGAACTCCACGTCACGCTCCCCGAGTTGCAATTCACAGACGAGCCCGAGGCGATTGGGCTAGTCGCGCAAGTGGTGGAGGGCGTGTCAGAGCACGAGGTTATGGAGAACCACATCAAGCCACTAGCGCAGGCCATGTGTGGGTAAGCCCGCTGTCCGATCAAGCGACCGCCCCTCTTCGCGCGTCTCTGGGCCAAGGTCTGCAAGCTCTTCAAGTTCGTCGGCGCAGTCTGACGGGTAACCGTCCTAGTCGCAAGCCGCCGGCGCCCGGGCGCTGCCGTTCTCGTGGCGCCCAATGGGTTCTCGTTCGTAGTTCCGCGTCCGTTCGCTCCCGACCCCGGTTAGCCGGGTCACTGGCACAGCCCAGCGGGAGCGTCACCCCATGCCAAAGCCCACTATCTCCAACACCGACGAGTTCATGGCCGAGGCCCGCCGCCGCTACTCCTACGCGCTGGAGTGCGACCAGGCTGACCGCGCGCCGGCTCAAGACGACGCCAAATTCATCCTTGGCGGCGACCACCAGTGGCCCGCCGAGGCGCTGGAATTCCGTCGCCGTGCTTCCAACCCGCTCCCGGTCATCACCTGGAACGTGCTGCCCGTGTACGCCGCCTCCGTGGTCAACGACGGACGACAGAGCAAGCCCTCGATTCATGCCGTTGCGGGCGATGGCGGAGATCCCAAGACCGCGGAACTACTGACCGACCGCATCCGGCAGATCGAGTACGAATCCAACGCCGATACGGTCTGGGACAGCATGGGCAACCAGCAGGTCTGTACGGGCCGCGCCTTTGGCCGCATCACGACGGTCTACCTGCCGAAGTCGATGCAGCAGGTTCCGCGCATCCAGAAGATCGACGATCAGTTCTCGGTCCTATTCGACCCGTCAGCCAAAGAATACGACCGCGCCGACGCCGGGTACTGCTTCGTTACGACCTCGATCTCTAAGGACGACTACCGGCGCAAGTACGGCAAGCGCAAAGACTTACGCAACATCTCGACCAGCTTCTTCAAGGATGCCGACAATCCCGCCTCGCAGTGGGTCGGCGTCGGCAACCGCGGCGACGACGTAATCCTGGCCGAGTATTGGACACGGGAAGCGGAAACCAAGGAACTCTGCCAACTGAGCACCGGCATCTGCGCCTACCGCGAGGACATCCCCAAGGGCGTGCAGGTCGAAAAGGACGAAGACAACAAGGAAATCACCCGCGACGACGACGTTTACACAGTCACACAGTACATTATCGACGGCGTGGATGTGCTCGAAGAAACCGAATGGCTTACCGAGAACATCCCGATCATCCCGCAGTGGGGCCAGGAAGTCGTCGTTGAAGGCGTCCGCTACAACATCAGCCTGATTCGCCACGCCAAACAGCCGCAGCAGCAGGTCAATTACTATGCTTCAGCCATCGCGCAGGCGGTTGGCTCCAACAACACGACGCCGTGGTGGGCCGCACGCGGGTCGCTGACCAATCACGAGGGGCTGGTCGAAGAATCCAACTTCGGCGGCCTCAAGGTGCTCTATTACGAGCCGCTGGTCAACGGCCAGCCAGTTCAGCCGCCGCATAATGCCCTCCAAGAGCCGCCGATTCAGGCTATGACGCTGGGGCTGCGCCAGGCGCTCGATGCCATCAAGTCCGTCTGCGGGATCTTCAACCCGTCGCTCGGCGCACCGTCCAACGAAACCAGCGGCATCGCCATCGAAAGCCGGAAGAAGGAATCGGACAACGCCAACTTCCACTTCCACGGCAACGCGGCTCGCTCGCGCAACTATGCCGGCCGCATCCTGCAAGACCTTCTGCTGATCCTGGACAAGCGCCAGAAGAAAGTCACCGCGCGCAAGGTTGACGGAACGTCCTACACCGTGCTCATCGGCCAGCCGTTCCGGGATGAAGAGACTGGCGAAACCGTGCTGCACGATCTCGGTAAGGGCTCCTACACCATCGAGATCACAACCGGACTCAGTTACACCAGCGGGCGCCAGCAAGCCTACGAGACCGACGTTCAGTTGATTCAGTCCGTGCCGGAACTGATGAATATCATTGGCGACAACCTGTTCCGCAACTCCGACGCGCCGGGCTCGGAAGAGAACGCCGACCGGATGAAACTCAAGATTCAGCACGATACGCCGTGGCTCATTCCGCCGACCGGTAAGGCTGCGCAACAGCAGTTGCCGCCGCAAGTCCAGCAGATGATGGATCAGGGCAAGCAGCAGATCATGCTGCTCTCCAAGACCAATCAGGAACTCCAGGATCAGCTATCGACCAAGCAACTCGACCTGCAATCCCGCGAGCGCATTGCCGCCATGCAGGAAGAGACCAAGCGGCTGGAAATCGAGATGACCGGGCGTATTGCCGAGTTGACCGCGCAGACCAAGGGCGCCGCGTTCCAACTGGAACAGACCATCGACACCATCAAGCATCACCTGGACCGCATGGACCGGCTCAACGCCGTGGCCCAGCAGGCCGGCGCAACGCCGCCAACCGCTCCGGGTAGTCAGCAACCGCCGCAACCCAGCGCCGCGCCACAGGCCCAGCCAGCGCAGCAGGAACCGCAACCAGCCGCACAACCAGAAGGAGAGTAGTCAATGAACGGGATCAGCGAAAATCAAGCGTCGGGAACCAACTACGCGCCGCTGACGGAAGAGCAAAGAATGCAGTTGGGAAGTCTCCAACAGCCAGCCACTAACGTCCGTAGTCTTGGCATTGCGTGCGTAATATGCGGGAGTAAGAGCATCGCCGGACAGCAGGTGCGGAAATCACAGGATGTTGAACCTCCGGTAGACCTATCCATCAGCCGCACGCTAGAACAGGCGCTCGGGTACATGGCCGACGCCGAGCAGGAATTGAGTGCCCTCCATGACAAGCTAACCGGTCCAGGGTGCGAGGGGAAATACGAAAAGCCAGTAGAGTCTTCAGTTGAGGGCCAGTCCCGCGATCTCTGCACCCGGCTGGCGCGCCTAGTGAGGCAGCTTCGGACGATCAACGGCAAGGTATAAAACTATGATTCCAGCACTTTTCCCCTTCGTGTACGCAATCGCGAACCCAAACGGCGGCATTGGCGAGAACGAATGTCTCCCGCAGCTCGTGCCGAGCGTGGCCGCGAACCTCTGCACCTTCGACGTGCATGTGACCGAGATGGTCTTCAGCAACCAGACCGGGGCTGCGGCGACCGTGACCGTCAAGGACAACCAGACCGGGCTGTACCTGCTCTACGCCACGCCGATCCCGGCGAACGGGCAGGTGGCCTACGACTTCCGCGGCGCGTTCATGCCCGGCGGTATCAACTGGGTCTGCGGGACGAACGGCGCTGTTGTCGCGCGGGTGCGGGTGTTTTAAATGCCACTATTCCGCGAGAGACCGCTTCAGGTAGAAGCGATGAGGCTCACCAAGGACAATGGACCCGAAATCGTCGATTGGGCGAACGGGCTCATCTTCTTCGTCGCCGATCCATTCCCTCACCTGATGGTAGAGCACGATAAGGGAATCTCCGGTTATTGCCCGGTCGGTGGATGGGTCGTGAAGATGCCTAGGGACGATTCGTTCAGTATTCACTTCCAAGACGACGCATCCTTCAATGCTCGATGGGTTGAGTTCAACCCGAATCGACCAGTTTTGTTCTAGCTCTCTTGTCGCGCTTCTGGACGGGTTTCTCATCTATCTTCCCCCTCCAGACGAACTCCCACGGTGCCGGGACGTGAGCGGCAAGATCCCGGCAGATTTCTATTCCGCG